CATGTCAACAGTCACAATGGTCGCTTGACTGCTGATATCGTATGCCATGGCAATCCGCATCGACAGATCGTTGTAGCTAGCAACGGCTGCACGGGCACCGAGGTCGGTGTTCGGCAGAGCTAGCGGACGACTTACCAACGCCAAAGCATTGCGATGGAACGCAAGATTCATACCACCGTGCGGCCCTGGGAACAGTCCATCACCACTGGTGATGGCAGCAACCAAAGGACGATCCAGCCAGACAATCAAGCCTGTCGAGTCGATCTCGATGATAGTATACTCATTACGGTCGCCACCAGTCGTGGTGCCCGAAGCGAGTAACTGACCTAGACTGACGACAGCATCATTGACCGTTACGGCCTTTGCGTAGCCAGCGGCATAGTTCGCACCAGCAGTGGTGCTGTCGAACACATGGACCGCATCCTCATCAGCGAGAGCAACGGCTAGGCCGCTGGTGTCGATGTTGATGCTGTTGGTCGTGTTGGCATCGTTGGCCTGGACCAGAATCTCATGGACTCGGCCTTCACCCTCGAACCAAACATACTCACCAACAGTTACGATGGTGTTGACAGTCCACGGATCAATCAAGATCAAGCCAGTCGTGCCAACAGCAAAGCCGTCAGCGGCGTTGATCTCGGTAGTGTTGTACGTCATCGCTGACGCAGTAGTAGCTACGTATGGCGTGTTCTGATCCATGTAGGTATCAAAACCAAGAACGCGCCCAAGAGCGGCGTTCGTCAGAGCGTCGCCACCGTCGCCTCGCTCGTTAGCCTTGAGGAACATATCTGTCTTGAGACAATTAGTCTCGGCGTTTGAACCCATGACCAACTTACGGCCATCGGGATATGCGTTATTCTCGTTCAGCTTCTCACGAGCGTCAAGCATATAAGTCTTGGCAGTAGAGCTTGACATCTCTGTCAAACTACCAACCTGGTTGGCCTTGAACGCAATCGCCTGACTAATCAGGATACGGTCAACGGCGCGAGCACAAGTTGAAGCAGCAGGTTTGAGGTAGATGTCTACCAATTCCTGGAAGCTCTTTGACTGCTCACCGTCAAAAATCTTGAAACTGACATATACGTGCTGATCCAGCGGCACGGCAACGTTCGTGACTGAGGCGTCTTGATTGGCAACGGTGCCCTGATCTTCAAGTCGCTTGATCGCGAAGTTATCAGGCTTGCGAGTGTTTACTACGTCGCCAAACTGGGCAACCTGGTTGGAAAAGTCACGGTGGACTAGACGGGCCATTACCATGTTGCTCTCAAGAATTGCGAGTGACTCCTGCGCCCAAAGCTCGGGAATCATAGCATCGTTATCATTTGCGAAGCAAGTGATCAACGGAGTTGCGTAACAAAGTTTCATTAGAATCTCCCTCTAAAGTTTAGTTAGTTTTCTACGTCCCTTCAATTGAAGGTGAAGCCAACCCAACTAACGCGTTGGTAACGGCCCGCAGGTCGCGAGCAATCCGAAAGTTAATTCTCTCGGTTTCGCTTGAGTCCTAAAAGCTCCGGATTCTCTGCTCGAATCCGGCGATAAGCTTCTGGCGACAAACGTGTCAAATCAATCGTGCCGCCAGGAGAGCCAGCCCCACCCGTAGCCGCACCAGAGCCGATCCCACTCACGACGTTAGCCTTGAATAAGTTGCCGTATAGACCTGACAACTCTTTCATACGTTTCACGGCGTCTGCGGGGGTTCGTAACGTAATCTCGCGATCTCCCGTAGTTTCATTCACATCCATGAAATCAACCATCGGTGTTAGGTCACCAACTTCTTGACCTAATTCGTCCTTCACTCGCTGCATCTGTGTTGCGCCTTCCAACAGATTAACAATCTGCGAAGGGTTGAACGCCTCTGATGCAATAGCCGCATCTTGCAAGGATCGTTGAATACTTGAGGTCTTAAACATTGTCTCCCATCTTACCGAATCTTCCTGAGCTTCTTTAAGGTCGTTAGAGTACTTCGCCTCGACTTCTTTCCGCTCAAATTCAGCTTGTTGCTCTTTTGTGCGGAATTTCTTTTGTAGTTCAGATAGACTCGCTTGCAATTTCTCTCGCTGCTCCGCAGCCAGACTGTTGTCACCTAAGAGATTTGTATAATTCTCTTCGAGGGCTTGATACTTCTCCTTGTGCTTTCGCCGGTCATCGGCTAGAAACGTGTTCACGTCCTCTTGTGAAAACGCCTTTTCCTTTGCTTCGTCGGCGGCTGCGCCAGCTTGTCGTGCCGCTGCATCTGCCCGCGCAGCATCCTCTCTTGCTTTAGTGGCCACTTCCTCCGCGACTGCTCGCTGGTCATCCAGGATTGTTCCTTTGCCACTACCTTCGTCATCAAAACAGGTAAGTAGCGGTGCAGCATAAAACAAGCTCTTCATAATAATCTCCCTAGCATTTGCTAGTAATAGTCCCTACGTTAAAATGTTCTTAATCCCCGTAGTAGGTGTTGGGGGAACTGTCCCGGAGGATTCCGGATTTTTATGAGATTCGGCTTAGTTTAACATCCTCAGCGTCACGCAAGAAAGGCTTCAGATACCTCCAAGCTGTAGCACTAGGGATGCCGTTGATTAAATGTTCAATCGGTGTAAAGCTGCGATCATAAGAAGTCCGCACCGAGGAGATTCCTTGACTCGTGACTGCTAGATTCTCAACTTCTAGTTCAGGTTGCACACCGTCTAGGAGATTGTAAGCAATCTCCCAAGTGGCAATCTTGATTGTATCGGGAACTGTTGTGTCCGTGCCCCGTGGAAATTCCAAGTCCTGCGTAATTTCTGCTGCTCGAATCTCTGCCTGTGTTGGCGCGTCTGTAAGAATGTTACCAGAGCTATCATAGACAATGTCATAGACAGGCTTTTTGTATCCACGAAAGTTCAAAGCATCAATAATATTGGTCGCCCAAAGTAAAGCCTTGGGGCGATCCGCTACAGCCGAATCATCCCAGGCATCGGGGTAGAGCCGCTTGGCGAAGTACGCCGTGGCTTCAACTAATGTTCCGTAGTATTCAGATTCGGCAATTGCCATTGTTTATTCTTTCTCAACTTCGGTGTTAGCTGCTCGAATAACTGCAACATTGGTCTTGAAAGTCTCAATCTTTTCAACAGAGACAGCAGGCTTTAAGTATCGCTCAATCGCGACCATTGCCATCTCTTTTACTTTAGCTTCACAGCCTTCAGGCACATTCTTGATAGTTACGTCTGCCATATTTCTTCTCCGGTTAGTTGGTTAATAGGATACTTCCGCCGCAGAAACCTTTGCCACCCACCGAACGACATCACTACCGCTTGTTGAGTCCGTTACTTCCACACACAAGGCATCAGTGGCGTCGTCGGCAGCAACTCTTGCATCAAAGTCAGTATCGTCAGTGTCGTAGAGTGTAGTTACAGTGCTGGCTAGAATCGTAGTGGTGCCACCATCATTTTCAATGACTCCTTCGATCTTAAAGCCAAATGACTTTGTACACCCGCTTGTCGTCCCTACGAGTAGAATATCGAAGGTCCACACGGTATCACTGTGCATAGTCATTTGACCTGCCGAGCCATCGGTAAACAGTGGATACCAGTTCGCAGTGACGTGGTTAACAGTCGCCCGGACTATCTTCGTTGAGCCTAGAGCATCCCCCACAGCAGCAAAGGTGCCATTGTCCTGGTAAACTTGTCCGGTGGTAGTTACAGTGGTCCCTACAATACCCACAGAGTCGGATGCAGTAACCTCATTACCTGTGAGTATTAGTTCAGCGCCGTTAAACGTCATTGACGCATCGTCAGCGGCTCCGAGATAGAGCTTCTTAGAATCAGCGGGGATTTTCACATCGTTATCAAAACGATGAGCGGTCGTAGCTCCATAATCCATAAACCCATCAGCAAGTGAATCAATATACTCGTTCTGATCCGTCTGAGTGAATGAGACTTTATTTATAGTTTGAATAACACCATCATGCTCAATTACGAGTGCCTCTTTCGCCACAGTGAGATTGTTTGTCACATTCTGAAATACCCATTTATTCCCTCGCGCCGCTACGCCCCAGTTTTGGGTAGCGATACAATCAATTTCACCAGCACCAGCATAAGAGGTTCCGGAATGCCCATCTGCTATAAAGGAGAAAATACTGTCACCGCTTTGAAGGGCCAATGGCAAAGCCTTAGTTCCACGCGATCTTGTGGTTCGATACATTCCACGCGCAGCAGCGGTATTACTATTGACCAGGAGCCTCATTTCCAGAAAGGAATTGCTGTACATCCGGAAACCTTCCGTCGTACCTGCGCCGTTAATATCCACCAGATACTCACAGTTAGAAGTTCCAGGGCCGATCCCTACGTTACCTGTAAAGGAAGTATTTCCCGAGCCTACTGCGCGAGGATTGATTAGTAGATCGGTTCCATTGTACGTGAGGGAAGCATCATCACCGCCTCCGAGGTAAAGCTTCTTTGTATCATCGGGAATCTTCACGTCTGCGAGGAAGCGGTGAGCGGTTGTTGCCCCATAATCAACAAAGCCGTCGTTGAGCGAATCAATATACTCATTACCGTCAACCTGCGTGAAGATGACTTTGTCTGTTGCTAGAATCTGACCCGTGTTAGTGATCGTTGTCCCCACTAACTGCACGGTGTCAGCCGCACAGACTGTGTTTCCAGTGATTATTAGCTCGCTGCCGTTAAATGTTACTGACGCATCATCACCGGCTCCAAAGTAGAGCTTCTTATCATCAACTTTGATCGATACGTTGCCTTCATCATAGGCGATTATGTTTGTGTTAGCACCGTTGTCAACTATGTCATTTGTGCAATCATAAAACTCATTCATTATGAGGCTGTTATCATTTACATCTTCGCCCGCGACCAAGCTAATTCCTACGGGGCAAGTTATAAACTTATTATCTTGCACAGTGTTTCTTGCTACAACGCCCAATGACCCGCCATTTTCAGGGTTGAACGCGACCCCGATTGTAAAGTTCTCGAAAGTATTGTCCCTAATAATGCAGTCCGTCGTGTTATAACTTGCTCCAATATTGCTGCCTATAAAGATAATTCCCGGAACTATGCCAGAACCGTAAAAAACATTGTCCGCGACCAAAGCGTAGCGGACGTGGTCATAGTAGCAACCTATGTCCAATGTAGAGTCATTTAAGGTATTTCCTCTGGCTATCAAACCATCACCTGAGCACAGCAATAGTCCCCGGTTACCAATACCTGTGACGATATTATTGATTGCTGATGAGTAGTCCCCGCATATCCTAATTCCACGGACCCCACTGTTAACCCTACAATTACTGATTGTAGAGTTAAGCATTGGTGTGTTAAATCCGATGGCACTCCAATCATTATTGGCAGCGATTATGTTATCAAATAATATTCCGGAAGAGTTCGTAGCGTACACGCCGTTACTGTCAGAGTGCTCTATCCAGCAATCTTGAACTTTACAGTCAGTGCAGCCAGTGAACAAAATTAAGTCAGAACTGCTACCACCACCACTTCCACCAACTATGTATAAATCCTTAACTGTGCAGCCGACCTTGGTTGTGGCACTTATTGCGTCAAAGGTCTGGCCCGTTGGCAGGGCCGATAGAGTTGTATCCGCACCACCTGACCAAGATATAACTTCACCATTATTGTAATTCGCTGGGTCGCTAAGGGTAACATACCAAATAACTTTGTTTGTTAAGTCAACTTTAACACAAGTGGCAGTAAAGCCAGTAGTGTCCCCTGACAAAGTTTCTCCATCGGCCGGAACACCTGTTACTGCGGTGTAAGTAGCTCTATTAGTGGCTAACAATCTTGTCCCTTTGCCAGAACCGCGAAGCACAACATTATCATCTAGTACAATCCCAGCAGTTAGATCATAGTCGCCTGCTGGTAAGTATACTTCCCCGCCATAACTGCCCAATGCGGCAATTGCAGCAATGATACCTGCGGACGTAAAATCTGCCACGGTAATACTCTTTGCCGGGATATCAAACCCATTCGCACTTAATTTCTTGGTGGTGTCATCCCAGTGAAGTTCTGTAGTCTCGCTATGTACCCAACTTGGATCAGTCCAGAAGAGAAGTTGGCCGTTAGCCGTTCCGGCTTCAATGAAGCTTTTAGAAAGGCCTGTAGGTTCTGTATACTCTAATCGCATGTTATACTCCAATCCAAGCTAAGTCTTGAGCAGCGGCGTCCGAGATAGCATACAACGCCGAAGTATCGTCAATAGGTACTCGTATTGATGCCCCTGGCAGTAGTGGGAAGCCACCAGTATCCACGGCACTGTTGGCTGTCACTTTTGCGTCACCGATCCAAACTGTGTTTGTATTTGGGACTGCGTCATCTGGTCCGGGTGTGCGGAGCACAACGCCTCGCATATACCTTAAACTTTGTGGAGTGATCTGAACGGCAGCCGCACCTACAACAGTGTGTCCCTGGTCAATCCCAGCCGTGGGGGATACTTCTTTCTGAATATTTACTGGCTGCGTCATTGCTTATTCTCCGTTATTATTGCTGCGACCTTCGCCGCGAACTGGTTTCTTTGTACTGTCAGAGAGGGTCGTGTCTGTAGCGGCTGCCCGCTCGGCGATGCCTTCTTTCGGATCAACTGATAAGTCTCCCACACCTCTAGCTCCGTTTGCATCCCCCGCTGTTCCGTCTGAAGCCGCGTCCGAAGCTTTGCTCTGCGCCTCAGCAATACGTGCCACGCGCTCGGCGTGATCTGCTCTTGCTTGCTTATACTCATCTGGGGCAAAGCCAAGAGCTACAGAAGCTACTTGCTCGCCTACGAGCCCTGCTTCCTGTGCCCTGATAATTGTGTCTGGATCACTCGTGGCATAATCAGCTTGTTCAATCTCAAAGTGGATTCGATCCATTTGCTCTGTTGTAATGCGTCCAGATAACAACGTATTGACAATGTTCTTAGAAAGTTGCTTCTTGACGGATGGCCCCGGAACTGTAAACATCAGGTCAGAAAGCTCTTTTGCTTCTTTTACCCTGTCAGAGTCGTTCTTCAAAGTATACCGATCGGGATACTTGATAAGCGCTATCTTTCGCTTCGCGACAGTTCGTTCTTCGTACGCGGCCCAGTGATTGGCAAGTATTCGCTCGCCGCCTTCAAGCACAAGCCCGATGTACGACAAACCAGCTTCTAGCCCTTGGTCACTCATCTTCATTGCTTCCGCAGATGATGCCCGACGCCCGACCTGATTTGCTACTGCAAGATTAACTAGCTTGCGAATGTCGTCTTCAAGTTTTCGCTGCAACTCCATTGAGGCTTTAAGAGGCTCAGAAGATGGGTGAATAAATCCTGGCCGCTCTGACTTTATATCATAGACTCTACCCTGAGTAGTTCCAGTTTCAACCTCTTTGCTCATTGATCGTTGACCGCCAGCGGAGGCGGTGCCATCTGGATTGACTCCGTGTTTCAGGTGGTCGCCCACGGCTCGCATGTCTTGCTGCTCAGTATAGAACGGGAAGTTGGCTTTCAATGCGTAAGCAACGTCCGAACTACACAGATTTAGCAAAGCTGCCTGATGCTGTGTGACGTCCTTGAGTAAGCTGCTCTCAATATCAAATCGCACGAACGGGATACGTGTGAGGTCTAATTCTCGCCCGTCTTCAGCGGCGGGATTACCAGCAGCGTCAGTTGCCTCACCATTCTCATTGTAGAATTGAATCCGAACCTTACCTGTGATTTTGTCAATCCACATGAGGCGATAACGAATGTATTCTCCGCATGGGATTTCAAGATCAAACTGTCCATGCTGTTGATAGTTAATGCCACGATCTCGTAAAAGTATTGACTGATATTCCCCTGGCTCTTCGGGCTTTGTAAGCGACCAAGCAAGAATATCCTCAACACAATACTTATACATGTATGGACGGGCATTTCCGACATCCGCGAGCGTGGGGCCGGAGATTTCTGGCATATCCACATAGACGCCGCAGGAGCCCATTACTAACAGTTCAGTCAAGACATCAATACCTATGAAACCGTTCATAGACGTGCCTTTAAGATCGACACCACCCTGCTCACCAGCGACGGCCCGCATAAAATCTCTTGACCCATTTTGCCGAACGACGTCCGTTAATCGCTGAAAAATTGCATTGCGAATATCGTTCACAGCCGCTTTAGAATATGAAGGTATTGGGGCAATCTTCTTACGTGCCGTGAAATCCTCATTACTTTCGCGTGACGTGAATTTTGTCAGATAACGATTTGTATAATCGGGACCGCCATCATAACATTCTCGCCACGTCTCCCAGTAAGACCTGTCACGAATGATGCTCGGATGTCTCAGGCTCGTTATGCTCAAGTTTGAAGCCATTTTAGCCAACCCATGTACGACTTACGATTAGACAAGTAAAGAAGCGAAGAGCTTCACGACGGCGTTTGATACGCGCCCGAACGCGTGGGCGGTTATAGTACCACTTAATGAGCGGGAAATCGTGACCTAATGTAAGAAGCGTGAATATGTGTCTCAGGATGGTTCTTACTGGCTTGTTTTTCTTAACCCAGGCTCGGCGTTTGATACATCGGGCGATTCGCCGTGCTTTACGTGCGACTCGTCTCGCTTTGCGTGCGGCTCGTCGCCGCTCGCGGCGCTCTCGGCACTCGTCTCTCCACTCCTTTAACTGCTTCTGCCAGCGTTGGTAGCATAGGTAGAGTTCACTCATTTGTCGCTCCTAGTGGGATAAACCCGCTGCTTCTGGAATTGTTAGTTGAATATTTTGCTGTAGTTTTTGTACAGTGGCCAAGAGCATGTGCTCAATTGGCTCTGGATTATGTGGCTTTAAGTAATTTGCGGCTTGTCGCAATGTTTCTGGGTCATCTTGAAAGAGACCCAGTGCGACGTTACATTTACTACAGAGCAATCCTCGCACCACGCCGGTTTCGTGATCGTGGTCGACATGGAAGTTACCACTGCCACCCGGTGTTTTGGATTTACAGATTTGGCAACTATGGTTCTGGCTGGCTAACATCTCCTCAAATGTTTCAAGAGTTAAACCATATTTCTTTAAGACTGCTGCGCGTATTGCAGCTTTTCCTTCACCCCGGCAATAAGCTTGATCACACATTTTACACCAAGTCTTGTGTCCGTCTTTGGCCTTTTTACATTTAGAGAACTTGGTCAATGGTTTAAGAGTCAAGCATTTGCTGCACGCTTTTTTATTGTGGTTGGCGGAGGCTTTTAACTTTTGCAGTTTAATGTCTCGGGGCGACAGTGTTTTAATTCGCTTTACCTGGCGACATTTTCGCCCGCACGCGTTGAAACACATTTTACAGTAACTATTACGCCCTTTTCGCCCGTGTTTGGCCTTATAAAACTCGGTTACTAGCTTTAACTCTAAGCATTTTGGGCAAGCTTTCGTGTTTTCAGTTTCAGCATTTATCAATTCTTTGTAGTGTTGCTTCTGTGAATCCGTGATTGTATTCTCCTCAGAAAGATTACAAGAACTTCTTTATGTTTTGTCCGGTTGTAATTGCCCCTGCTAGCGGCAAAGCGATCTCACTATAGCAGAGTGCGTGGGCGAAGTGGTCGTGTCCGCCGACAGTTAGATAGGTCGCTCGCGCGTTGTTGTTCTCGTCTCGTTCAAAGGTTCGCACCATGTTACCGATGTGATTCTTGAATTGGAAACTCGTATCAGCGGGGAGACTAATTCTCGGCGCTTCGCTGTGAAACCTTGACATCGTCGCATCCAACCAGGAAGTTCTATCTACAGTGGCCATCGGTGCGCCGCCATCTTCCTCACTAATGTTCATCTCCCGACCACTTAGGCCCCTTCGGTATCTGCAAAGCCAACAATAGCCTGGGAAGCGTCTTGCGAATCTTCGAGCGTCATTCACGTTGGGATCAGCGTCTACGACGCACGCAAGTACTTGCCATTCCCGCATCAATAAATCCAACTCACCCCAGTCTGTTCCTGGCCGCTCGGCTTCATAGAGTATTTTCTTAAAAGCCACAGCGTTAATGTCGTACCCAGGGGAGCCTTCAATAAAATACTCGGCTACGACTATATGGTTGCTCTTGCCTTGATCGACGCCCATCGTAATGAGCCGTTCGCGCCCTACCATTGGTCTAGGAGAATCTTTCGTGTATGCTCTCGACACTACGTTGTCTATTTCTTCATCGGTGACCTGACCGCCGTCCGGAATGTAAGGATTTCCAAGCTTACTATTGTGAAACTCTACGTTTGCAGCCTCGTCACCCATCCCTCGAAAGTGTGCTTGAACTAGCTCGCCCGGCGTCACTGTATAACTATAGAGTTGATTGATATAGAATGATCTATTATCGTCCGCGTCAACTGTTGCTTCCCACTTTGCGTTCTTGAATAGTTCTGGCTTATCCTCGTGCTCAAGTCTGTGCCCGCATTCTTTGCATTTCAGGAAGGACTCTTTTACCTCTTTGTCTGAGATCGACTCGCCGCGAATCTCGACACAATCCGGCCAGACTAACTCCGTGCGATTCCCACAGTGAGGGCACTTAAAGTAAAAATGTTCCTGCGAGCCTTGCCTATAAAGTTTATGTATCCCGAACATCGGAACTGTTGGAGTCGAGAGAGCGAACACTGACTTTTCAATATGCCCCGATAATCGTTCAAGAGCCAAAAACACTTGCCCTTGATCCATTTCATCAAGTTCGTCAAGTATTAACGCACTCACAGGAATTCCCTTCAAGTTCGAGTCTCCGCGACTCCCCCTGATGTACAGGCTAACGCCACCCGCTTGCTTTAGTCCAACTGTATTTGTGTCTGTAAACAAACCGTTGAGATGCTCACTGTACATCAACGCGTTGCCAAAACGTGCTTTTGAAAAGTCCGATGCATTCAACATCGTGGGCAGCACGTACAGGGCTCCCTTCTTCAAAACATCAACCATGAAGAACGCCCGATTGATGGCAACCTCTGTCAGCCCCATCTGTGCGGCCTTCATTATCGTTACGTAGCTTGAAGCCGCGTCGTGGGGCTCTCTGCACCACGGATGGTACTTGAATCCGTAAGGTCCGGGAAAGGGCTCACCCATTATTCGTCTATGCATCGCCCATCGCGAGCAGGACGTAAGAGTTTGACTTAACAAACCCTCGGCTATACTTTGCCGGAAGTCTTCTCGGAGATTACTCACTCTTCTTGCTTAGGCTCCATCTTTCGCTTAGGCTCCATCTTTCGCTTAGGCTCAGGCTTCGGCTCGGGCTCCATCTTTTCTTGCTTTGGTACTAGCTCCACCTCTGACTTTGACTCTAGCTCCACGGGCTCCACAGGCTTCACAGCCTCCACAGGCTTCACTTTTCGCTTCTTCGGCTTCGGCTTCTTCGGCTCAGGCTTCACAAACTCAGGCATCTCAGGCACCCATTCGCCATTGATGCAGTAATTCCGAGCCACGTCCTGTCCGCCGCGAGTCTGCCCAACTACAACGACGATGCAGTCCTTAGGCACTTCAAACGTCTCTTGCTTGCCACAAGACAGGCCACCAATGATGGTGCCATCTCGCTTGTACATCTCAAGGCGGAATAAGTGTAATGTCGGGAATGGGTTTGCAATTCTCATAGTTTCTCCTAGTTGATAAACGAGGGCGGCACGGACCGCCCCCGCTCTCTGAGGCGACCTGATACAGGCCGTACAAAGTTATTTCTTTTCTGGTTCGTTAAACTTAGCTTCGGGATCAAGCTTTAGAACGGCTTCATCAGCAGCCCGTTTCCAGTCCTTTAAGCATTGCTGCTCCACAGGGCCAAGCTTCTCAGGCTTCTCAAGCTTCTCAGGCTTCTCAGGCTTCTCAGGCTTCTCAGGCTTCTCGGACTCTCCGTCCTTGGGCTCGGGCTTAGGCTCGGCTTTCGGCGCAGGCTCAACAAAGAGAAGAAGTGTCAGGAGAATCTTTAAGATGTCAACCCAATGCTCTTTGACCCAATCTACCAATTTGGCCCAGTCAATTCGCCCCTGTACTGGAGGGGACAAACGCTTCTGGATCAGGTCTTGTGCTTTCTGTGACTTCTCGGGGTCGCGAAGCACTTCACAAATCTTGTGATAATCTGAGCCAGAAAGACGGCCGCGTCGATGATGACGTTTCGCAACGCCCTTGATTACTCGTTGAAATTTCATGTTACTCTCCGTCTTTCAAGACTAGTACTCGCGTAACCCCTGTCGCGAGAATTGCTGCTGCGAACAAGATTGCCATTGAAAGCAATCCCTTTTGCGCTATGTGATTTTCCCATAAGGATGGCACCCAAACGGATGCAACCCCGATGACCGTGGCAGCTATGATTGTGCTGATAGTCACGTAAAAACAAGTCCGATTGATTCGTGTAAAAGAACTCATGTTATTCCTTATAAACTCATTGAGGTTATTGTTGCGCGTTTCCAGCCTAATTCTTTGTGAGAGGCGGCTTTTCCTTTAAGAACTCTACGAACAGCGCTGGGGTCAAAACCATCTTTACGAACTACCGCTTGACTTTCAAAGTATTTAATATCTTCCCCAGTCACAAGGTCGTAGGCCACTACTGGAATTTTTACCTGACCTTCGCTTAGTTTCCGCCTAGTCTCTACGGAAAAAATCTTCCCTTTATTGACCTCGCTTAATTTCCGTCGCGTTTCTTTGGAAAGCTTTTTCCCTTTATTGGCAATGCTCATCTTCTGCCGCGTTTTTTGGGGAAGCTTTTTTCCTTTGCGCGCCTCACTCATTTTCCGCCTAGCCCCTGCGGAGGGCCTTATGCCTTTATGTGACTCACTTATTTTTTGCCGAGTTTCTGCGGAATGTCTATGGCCACTTCCTCCCTCACCGCCATCGGTCATGTTACAAAGACAGCCAGTATCCAAGTCGCGACGGCCATATGTGGCTATGAAAATTTCTTCAATTTCAAATGCTTTGCGCTCACTTAGGTCCTTATGAAGAATAATTATCTCTGGTTGGATATTCCACCTTAACATTCCACGTAATTTGTTATGGAACCTATCCCGCCTCCTTAACTCTCGTAGTTGGGTATGACAATACGCGCGATTACCATGACCTTTACCCACATAAAATGGCTCGCCACCAGGGTTCAGATACAAATAAACGTAAAATTTATTCATTCTTCCCCCAGCAAAAGAAGGAGCCAGACGATCCCGCCTGATGCGATGCTTGACAAGGTAATTGTTGCAAATACTGTAAGTATATAAGACCCAATATTCATTGCCCATGATTCTGACCACTCGAATGTCGCTGGTCTGCACATTACAATACCTGCTGCCAACCAGTGATTCAAGCAATACGGGCAACTGAACAGTTTTCCTACCCACGGCCCGAACTCCTTCGCCCAGTCTCTAATTGGTAAACATGCTTTTGACAGCGTTACTGTTACTGAGAGGCTTGCGATGGCCAGAGCCATAAGGAAAATGTCATTCCACATTATATGATGTTGTAATCCGGGGGTGTATTTTTCTTCAAGTACTTCTTGATCCGTTCTTCCGGAATGACGCCAACGAACTTCTTTACTTCTTTACCGCCTTCGCGAATAAAGATGGTCGGAAGCAATCGTACACTCCACTTCTTAGCCAAAGCCCCGTACTCAGTGTAATCCAAGATGTAAACAGCATATCCTTGTGCTTCCAGTTTCTCGACTACGGGATACATCTTAATACATGCACTACACCCTGGCGAGGAAAACATAATTAAGCAGTTCTTCTTGAACTTTTTCGCTCTCGCCGTTTGAACAATTCCCGAGACAATTTCTCCTTCGACTCCAGGAGCAGCGGCTCGTCCGTCACCCTCTGCATGTCCAGGTAGTCGTGCATCAGTTGCACCGCAGTCTCCAGGCGCTCCGTCCAATTGACAGACTTGCCAGACTTGATCTCTAAAAGAGTTAAACGAACTAGCTTTATTATCTTGCGCCACAAGCACAAAAGTCGCCAATAGTACATACACACCCCCGATGCTTAATATAGTTTTTCGCCGCATTGGCTGTCGCATGGTCTGCCTCAGTTCTTTTGCAGATACTCTTTGATTGTGGCTTCCGTAATCCCGCAAGTTTTCTTACCGGCAAATCTCTTTACCTCTTTGCCGTCAGTCAAGATAATCAACGTCGGGCATCGGCGCACCTTAAATTGCTTGGCCACATCCTCATTTGCGCCGTAGATATAAACACGGTAGCCTTGGGCGCGTAAGCTTTTAATCTTCCCCGCTAAACAACTGCTACAGTTACCGTCGATAACTGTGACAAGGCAGTTAGGCGTAAGTTCTTGTGCCCGCCACAGCTGCGGTTGGTTACTAGCAACGTGCATAGTGCAGACCTGCTGGCCTTCATTGTTGCTTAGTAACTGTACCGTACTATCTTGAGCAATGACAATAGCGTATATTATGTAAATCGCACAAGCGAAGGTTATTAGTTTACTTTTCATTGTTTACCACAAATTGTAATCCGGGATGTCAACCCTAGGAAATCCGATATAAGCCGAGAGGGCGAAACTGTCCCCTTGACTCAGCATTTTGTTAATTGTCGAGGCTGACGCGAAGAACGACCCTTCCGGGATACCATACGGTCTGGGACCACCAAGATAATTACCCCATGAGTTCATAATCAAACCCATCGGGTATTTAGCATCATCAACGTATCCAGCAATGAGCATACAGTGGTGCCATGGTCGCCGCCCGCGCATACACTCTCCTCGACTGTTGCGATCTCCCATTTGGAAGCCAACATTCGAGCAAACTGCAATTGGAGAACCATTATACAAACAGTCCCTAGCGTCTTCCCAAGACTCTACTAACGCCACTGTCTTGACAGGGTGGAGCTTACATAGTGGCTCAAGTTCATCAGGCACTCCAACGTATCCCAATTTACGAGCCTTTTCACCACTGTACGTAGTGAAATCGTAAAGGCCATCGAGGTACTTTTTCCGCTGCAAGGTGCCGTATTCTTTCACAAATTCGGCAGCCCACGCCCCTACGGAACCGTCCCCTTTGATGTTCTCTCCGCCTATTTCAACTCTCGACCCTGCATAAATGATTTCTGTTGCTGCACAGCCACCCCAAATCTCGGGCTTATTGTGCATCATAATTTGTGTGGACCCAAGTACATCAACCCCTAAACCAAATCCGTCCCCAACACAGTTGTGCGTGGAATATCCATTAGCAATGAATGAATGGTCCTCTTCCACGACTAAACAATAAACCGTAGTCTCGGCCCGTGAAATTGTTGACAATTTCTTTATTTTTCGTTGCAGTCCATATTCCGAACTTTTCAATTTTTTATAGTTTGGAAATGTTACTGCAAGCTTGGAGGCCATTTGTGGGTAAAGTTTCATAGCTGCTTGAGTGGCAAAATCAATCGTCCATGCTTGGGCGCGCGTTCCATATCGGCTATTTTTACTGATACGGGGATTAAGTTGGCAGTTATTAGCTGAGTAAAACAAGCCACGAATAAGTTCTTTGGAAACACTTACGCCACTACAAGCTAATCGAGGCCATTTTGACGTTTTTGGCTCACGTATTCTAAAGTGACCGTCCCCAGCGAGCCAACCACGAATACACGCAAGCTGCACCTCTTCCGTCGCCGTGAATATTTCAGTCGGTACATTCTTAGAGTAAGTATTACCAGGCACTAACTCTTTGAAGAATGTCGCAACTGCTGTACTTTGACAACGAACATATCTTACAGTTGGTTTGCTTGGCACAGAGTATTGCTGGCAAGGAACCCCAAAAATTTCTTCAATAGACGCTGCAATCTTATTGCCAAATTCAACTTCTAAATGACTAAGGTTAAAATCCACCTTCTGCCAGGTATCAGTCGCTTTGCTACAGCCACCCTCAGCGAGATAAGCCCCTAAGACCCAGGCTAATTTTTCGTCAAGCTGAATATATCTGTGGCACCATTTGTGTGATCCTTTGGCGCGAATTTTATTATCTACTGCCTGTGCGTCAGGTAGAAAATCTAAAAGATCATAAACTTTGGCCGTTGGTGCTCCGCGATAACCTTGAAGAAAAACTGAATCCTTATTTCTTAAACTCTTAGCCGCTACCCATCCTTTTTGTGTCCAGAATAAGTGGTCCGGGGTGCAGGTCACACGCTCGTTGTACCCTTTGGCTTCAACGGTTATTAAGCGACCAGAGTATGATTTCCTAATTGTTCGGGTGACTGTTCGGGGGTTGCCTAAATGGCTAACTACCTTTTCACCAATTTTGATTTTCTCAATTTTCTTTCGGCTGCCATCAGCCATTGTAACTAACGTGCCTGCGGTATAACAGTCGCCGATTGTCTGTGTCATTGGAGCATAAGGCTTTCCCAGGACTCGCTCAAGGTTCTTCCAGAGGAAGGCTTTCTCCCCCTTACCTGAGCCTTTGATCTCGCTGTTAAGCTGACTTATAAACGCGTCTTTGTACTTGTCGACAAATGCCCGCCTTGCTTCGGGACTCGATTGCCAACCACATTTCAATGGGTGTAGCGTGTCAAGATTCAAGTCGAAAGGAGCCCCGTTAAGGAACTGCGGGCTTGCGACGGCTCCGAACATAGTTAGAAGTGCTTCACGTCTATTCATCTTACACACCTTCCTGGCA